CTGAGATTACTCGCAGAGCATCTCAAAAAGAACGTACACAACCTTTTGGTGTATTGATTCATGGTACATCAAGTGTTGCGAAATCAACATTTTCAAAAATGTTATATTACTATTATGGTAGATTACATGGTTTGGAATGTGATGATCATTATAGGTATGTTCGTAATCCCGCAGATGAATACTGGAGCAATTTCGACTCCAGTAAATGGTGCATACAAATGGATGACATTGCTTTTCTCTTGCCTAATAAAGCAAGTGATGCAGATCCTACTTTGATGGAGATGTTAAATGTCATTAATAATGTACCTTATGTACCTCCACAGGCTGCGTTGGAGGATAAAGGCAAGACACCTGTTCTTGCCAAAGTCGTTATAGCGACAACAAATGCATCAGATTTGAATGCTCATGAGTATTTTTGGTGTCCATTAGCTGTACGACGAAGATTACCTTTTGTTGTACATGTGGAACCAAAGAAAGAATATATCCATGAAAATGGACGTTTCATAAATCCTTCAAGTTTACCACCAATCGATGGTGCTTTTCCAGACTTTTGGCGTATAACTGTACAGAAAGTTGTACCATTATTTGATGGTCAACGTGACCGAGCAGTTTTGGAAACCGTTAAAATATTTGAAAATTCAGCTGAATTTCTGAAATTTTATGGTGAGGCTAGTCGCGCACATGAGAATGTTCAGGCTAAGAGTATGCATTGCGATGAAGGTATGTCTAATTTGCAAGTGTGTCCTTTATGTTTGTTAGTTTCGCGCGATTGTGAATGTGCGGTGCAGGCAGCATACAATGCAACTTGGGGTGAATATTTTCTAAACACTTTTTATGAGTTTTTTGTGAGTGTTTGTATGGGTTTTTTAACACTTAAATATGTTATAAATTTCCATATGTATGTAGCTCGCTTTAGACTTTTTCGCAAATTTTTAGTGCAACATGTGTGGCGATACTATCCGCAAGATATTCAAATGAGACTTTTGGGTCATATGAATGATTTGCGAGTGGATAATCACAAATGGAGAGCACTATTGATTTGCTTAGGTATGTTTGCTAGTGGGGCTGCTGTTTATTTTGCTTCCAATTTTCGTAAGAAAGATGAAGATGAAAAAATTGTATCTCCCACCGAAATACAAGGTAATATTCACGGCACTACTGAGGGTGATATTCCACAAGAAGAAAGTCAAAATGTTTGGTATAATCCAACATTAGAACTTACCAAATTTGATGTTCCAACTGCTTCACAAAGTCTGGTTGGAATTGATAGTTCCCGAGCAAGGGAACTTTTTGGGCGTAATTGTGTTCGATTAGAAATTCACAATAAAATAAGTGGTAAGAAACTGGGCATAGGTGCTGTTTTTGTTCGTGGACATTTTTGTCTCGTCAATAATCATGCGTTTTCGGAAAAAGATGCTGATTATGAGGTGACTATTATTCAATCAACTCTTTCACAGGGTGTGACGAATAATATGACAGTTCGAGTCATGGCGCGTGATATTGTGCGCATAATTGATCAAGATTTGTGTCTTATTGAATTTAGGTCATTACCACCATTTAAAGATATAACAAAATTTTGGACAAAGGATTTTATTCCAGTGACTAAAGCATTTGTTGTACGTAGATTGGCTAATGGAGATTGTGAAACACAAGATATTTATAATATGTCGGCTAGCGAGCAATTTCCAATTGAGGCTTTGGGTATATCACCACGTGTTTATTGTGGTGTAGGTCCGCGAGACACGAAAGCGGGTGATTGTGGTGGTTTAGCTATTGCTGATACCCCACGAGGACCTGTTATTCTTGGAATTCATACTTTGGGTTATGGTGTTCAATGTGGCTTTCTTTATGTATCCAATGATGCTTTAGAAAATTTGATTAATAATCAAAAACGCATTACCGGTTTGAAGGTTGAAGTTCAAGGTGGTGGTGCTCCACTTTTAGAATGTGGTATATACTCCAAAGTTCTAACTGAACCACACCATAAAAGTGTGGTTAGATATTTGGAGACTGGTGTAGCTAATATATATGGTTCTTTTGCTGGGTTTCGACCCAAACCCAAGAGTCGTGTGTGTGAAACACCTATGGCTGATATTATGTGCGATCATTTTGATTATAAGATCAAATATGGCGCACCTGTTATGTCAGGTTGGGAACCTTGGCGGAAAAATATTGTACAAATGGTTAAACCAAATGTGACGCATGATCGCGTCGTGTTACAACATTGTGTACATCAGTTTGCAAAGGATATTTTGGAGGGTTTACCTCAAGATTGGGAAAAAGAACTCATATTTTTATCTACGCGTGCTAGTATTAATGGTTTACCTGGAGTGAAATTTGTAGATCGTCTAAATGTTAGTACATCTATGGGTTTTCCTTGGGCATGTAGTAAAAAGAAGTTTTTGCATACTGATCCAGATGAATTTTATCCGGAAGGCGTATCTTTTTCACCTGAAATTTTAGAACGTGTTGATATTATTTTGGGTAAATACGCAAAAGGTGAACGAGCTTATCCAGTTTATACTGGACATTTGAAAGACGAGGCCACTTCTTTTACAAAAATTGAGAATAAGAAAACTCGACTTTTTACAGGAGCTCCTGTTGACTGGAGTTTAGTTGTTCGTTCTCGTTTATTGACTTTTGTTAGATTGGTTCAGAAAAATAAATTTGTTTTTGAAGCTGGACCAGGTACTGTTTGTCAATCTACTGAGTGGGGTCAAGTGCATGATTATTTGACAGAATTTGGTGCTGACCGCATCATTGCCGGTGATTATGCTTGGTTTGATAAAACCATGATCGCTGATTTCATTCTTGCTGCTTTTCAAGTAATTGCGCACATATATGAAGCAGCGGGTTTCGAACCAGACGAAGTCCGCGAAATTATGTGTATAGGTGAGGATGTAGCATTTCCAGTAGTCAGTGTTAATGCCGATTTAATTGAATTTTTTGGTACTAATCCTTCAGGACATCCTTTGACTGTTATTATTAATTCAATTGTTAACAGTCTTTATATGAGATATTGTTATACCATGTTGAATCCAAAATTTACATGCGTTAGTTTTAAATCAAATGTGCATTTATTTACGTATGGTGATGATAATATTATGGGTGTTTCTGTAAGAGCAGATTGGTTTAATCATACTGCTGTTCAATCCGTTTTGCTGAAGATTGGTGTAACGTATACCATGGCAGATAAAGAGTCAGAATCTGTACCCTATATTTCCATTGGTGAATGTCAATTTTTGAAACGCAAATGGCGTTATGATGAAGAT